CATCCAGATGGAACATATATATTAGTTAATGATCCGCCAATATCACCAAGCAACGACGGAGGAGTTGTTGATTTTACATATAATAACTTAATATTATTACAATAACCTAAGAAATCACTAGCTAAAGAATTTGTCCTTGCTGGTAATACTAACGTTGTCATACTGCTATCACTCTTAAACATACTATTATCATGTAATAGTAATGGAGTTGAGGAATCCTAGAATATAATATGTGTTAGTGTAGGAAGATACTACTATTTCCATAACTGTTGTACTGATCCTGGTATTGTAAGATTCGTGATTGCTGTATAACCTGCTATATCATTGTATATATATTGTAGATTAGGAGGTAATGTTATTTCTGTTAATTTAGAACATTTCTAAAATGCATTTTCACCTATTGACGTAAGTCCAGTAAAATATTTAAACTCATTAAAAGTAGTTATTTCTGCACCAGAAACAGTATCGTGGAATAATCTACCTATCATATTATCAGTTACAGCTGCAGCTTCTACTGTACTTATTTCATTATTTCCATCTGAATTTATTGAAGAATTAACCAAAATCTATTTAACTATTGGATCTGCAAACTGTATATTAAATCCAGGATCAATATAATTTTGTTGAGTTATTTCTATAAAACTTAATAACGATGTATATGAAACCGGAGGAGTTGTAGTTGAATCATTAAACATAATACTCAATTCATCACCAGTACCACTAATATCGATATTGTTAAACGTTAACCAGTTATCACTATTATTACAATAAAGAGTATGATTTGATACACTTATTGTCTAAGCTGGAGCAGAATTACATTTTACCCTAAGTTGTGATCCATAGAAATTTGGAGCATTAAACAATAATCTAACTTTATAAGTACCAGAAGGTAATGTAGCCATTTCATATGAAGTACAGTAAGTTCCACTAACTGTAGAATCTATATTGTGCCAAACATTTAGAGTATTAGAATACTTACTAGTACTATTCCATATATAATTGTTAGGATAATATCCATTACTTGTAAACACCGTATCTGCTGGAACAGGATTTAAATTAGACATATCTGAAAGTAAACCACCCTACATATCTGGATACCATTTAAATCCTGGTGTTACTTCATACCAGTTTTGATTTATATTTGGAGCATAGTAAGAACCAGATAAAGCGCCATTTGAAGAATGATATTGTTTATTACTGCCATATGAATTTGACATACTGTTTATATATCCATATGGACTGTTAGTAATATCACTAGATATATTAGCTAATAATATATTGTTAAGAGCACTATATGTAGCCATTATAGTAGATTTCAAATAGCTTGTTGTCTACAATCCGTCTGTTAGTTTTACATATAATTCGTGAGTACCCCAGATATTGGATGGTTCCGTATAATTTCTTAATGTGTATGATATTGCAGATGTAGTAAACGTAGTCCATGAAGAATTTGTAAATGTGTTATCCTCACTTATCATATAGCTAGTAGGAGTACCAATATAAGATACAGCTATATTAACATTAGATACAGAAGTAATTTTATCACCATTATTAATTGACATTCCTGTTAACTATAATTGTTCAGCAATTGTAATAGAATCGTTTTGTATACTACTTACATGTGTACCATCAGTAATCTAGCAATATAGTGTTTTATTACCATAACTATTAAACGTATAAGGAACTGTATTTGTTACCCAAGTTGTATATCCAGAAACATCAGTTAAATCTGATAATTCACTTAATTTATAACCTGTTGGTACAGTATCACCAGTATAATTTATACGTATACTAACTGTACGATCGTTAGAATAAGAATCACCACTGTTTATAACGATATTGCCTAAATCGAACGTATTGTTGTATATTATCTATCCACTTATAGTAGAGGTAGTATAATAATCATTTTTCATCTTTAGATATACAGTTTTAGTAGAAGAGCCAGCGCTTAAAGTAAATGGTATTGTAGGTGTTATTGGTATCCACTGCGATGATGTAAACAAAGGATCTTCATTTATCATATAATAAGTAGGACTACTACCAACAGTTACATATGATACAGTTACTGCTTTTGTTGTTGTCGTTGCTGCACCACCATTAATACTCATAGAAGATAATACAAGAGTTGGTACTTCAAAATCAATACTATCATTAACAGAATTAGAACCACCGTTTCCATTCTTTACTTTAGCATATATAGTATGATTACCTAATACATTTGATAATGTAAACGAAACATTAGATGTATATTGCTACCAAGAAGCGTTCACAAATGAAGGACTTTCACTTAATTTATAATAAGTTGGAGTACCAGATACTACTGTAAATCCAATAGTAACAGTATTTGATGTAGTTGTAGTATCACCAGAATTTATAGATATTGACTATAAAGTAGGTGCTAAAGCATATACATTAATTCTATTTATAAATCCTGTCTTTATATCATTATCAGCAAGTTGATCAATAAAGTATCTAGCATCTATTAATGATTGCGTATCTTGTTTAGTCTCATATCTACTAACATATTTCTATGCTCTAGTCTATAACTAATTACCCCAGTTTAAATTTATAAGTATAGGAGAATAGCCATCTATCATAGTTTGACTGTTACTATCTACACCATAGTTTAATCCTTGGTTGTTTGAAGTTACTGAAAGACCGTCAATACTTCTATTCCAATATCCTTTTATGCCAGACATGGACTAACCAACTTGTGTTAAGGTTATCATTGCTGTAGCGCCTGTTGAACCTGTATCTGTAAATGTTGGAGTACCAGATGTCTTAAATATATTACTTGTAAATACTAGAGTCTTAGTACCCCTAGTAGTATCAAGTGACCATGAATTACACGGTTTAGAAGTAAATGCTTGCTTAATATAATCACATAACTAAGTAGCTGTTAGGTTTGATTGAGCAGTATAAGTAAGTGGTAGTTCTGTAAAATCTATATTAAATGTTAATACACCAGCATTAGTTGTACCATTTGTAAATGTATATACTACTTGTTGTTGTTTGCCACTAGCATCTATAAATGTAGGATAGTTTATTATACCATTAGCTGATTCAGTAAACACACACTTATTATTAGAACCAGTTAAAGTAGCATCTGTAAATGAAGTAGACTATCTAATCTAAGCAGCAATCTATTCAGCGGTATCACCTTCATTATAAGATATTACCTACGTACGATTGTTTCTAGTTATAGTACAAGTTCCACCACATGCAGCTACTCCTTGTATTCTTAAAGTATCAATTACTTTAGAAGACGGAGAATATATATCAGATAATAATACTGATAACTCTGGATAATAGAAATTATCAAAATTAGGTACATTTGCTGTAAATGTTATATTCTAGCCATCTACTGATTTAGTAAAATTAACATGACTTCTATAATACCAATATTCATACATTTCATCTAATGACGGACACCAGAAAGTATCTGTTCCACCACCTAAATACATCTTATGAAATTGTTCAAAGAATCCAAGTTTATTATAGTCTTGCCTATGTTGACCGTTAATTTCCCATTGTCTGTATATAGGATCTTTTTGAGTTAGCGCTACAATGTTGTTATACTCAGTAACTACATCTGTAAAGTTACGCGTAACTGCGTTTACATTTTTATCAAGTGAAAAAGTAGAACTAAATGGATATGTCCACACACCTTGATTACCTTGATTTAATTGTATTATCTAATTATTCTTAGCCCAGTTTAAAAGATTAATATCACCATTAGGTGTTATTTGTGTTTTTAAATATACACCTATTAAATTATATATGTATTTTTCGCTATCACTTAATAATGTATTATATGTTGACTAATCTGTTGGTCCTGTTGTATTATTATTAGCAGCATCCCAAACATCATGATATGCTGGAAAATGACCAAAGTCAAGCATATCTAGCCAATCAACAGTAGTGTTCTACATATAATTTGCAGTATCAATAGAAGGCCATGTAGCTACAGTAACATGTGGCTATTTTTCGATGCCGCATCCATCTGTATATTGTATAGCATACCCTAAATTCCACAACTGAGTTTCACCAGGATCTGAACCATAAGAAGATACTGCATCATTACCACTACCATCTGTATGATACCACTATGACCATTGCCCATTAGCTATATTCATAGATCTACCCCTGAAAGGACAAACCATAAAGTTATATATAGTATAAGAATCGTCAACAGTATCACTATAAGCAAAGCGCTTATCATATTTCAATGCTGGTATTGATAAATTAACATTATCTGTGTTGACATATGATGGTACTGTTACAGTAAACGATACATTTGATACACTATAATCATATATAATCTGAGCACTTACTGTAGTAGTTGTCGTTATTCTATTCTTTAATTTTAAGTATAGTGTATGACTACCACCAGTATTAAATGTATATGATATAGGAAAAGAACTAAATGGTTGTTGAACTGTATTACTAAATGTATAGTCTTCACTTAAATAATAATAAGTAGGATTACCAATATAAGCACCAGATACATTAACTGTAGCATATACTGATGTTGTATCTCCACTATTTATATTAATTTGATTTAACTATAAAGTAGACAATATAAATGTAGTACTAGCAGAATTAGCCCAGGTAGTTCCACCATCAGAACTAACAGCAACATATATAGTATGCTAACCAAGATCACTTGTAGTAGTAAACGTTATTGGATTACTATACGATAATACTTGTGAATCCCTAAAATCATTATACTCACTTATTTTATAGTTTGTTGCTTCCTAGTTTATTGTATTTGTTTCAACAGTTATCTATGGATCATCAATTACTAACGCACCATTATTTATTATCAAACTGTTTATTGATATTGGTTGTGGCTATATAGCAGAGAATGTAATTGACTTAACATTAGATTCACCTATACTATTTTTTAACTTAACATACAACGTCTTAACTCCCCAAGATGTAAGAGTAAATGGTAAGTCGTACTCACTATTAGAATCAATATACGTCCATACAGCAGAATCAAATGTAGAAGATTCTGATAACATATAGTTTGTATATTCACCAATTGTAGCTATATGTATACTACTAGTTAACTTATCGATAATATTATCAGTAGGGTTTAAATCTTTATTATCATTTAATACAGCAGATATCAAATAAGGTTCGTGTTGTAAAGACAAACCATAATTAGTATATTCTGTTAATATCATAAAGTTAATAGGTCTAGAGCCACCCTAAGACTAATAATTAGAATATGGAATATTAAAATCTATATTTATAACACCGTCTGCAGTAGGATTGATCTATTCTAATACTGCTGTTTGATTAGCATTATTGGTTACATCCATAATATTTGAGTATACTCCATTAACATACATTTGTAGATACCTATTGTTAGCTGGATTTTCGTTCCACCACCACATACCGTATATTTGTATATCGTATGTATAACTAGAATTTAAACCTGTTAATTGTAGTCTAGATAACTAAATTTGATTACCGCTAGAATCGTATCTATTATTTATATACCACTAACTGTTTTTTACTTCAAAAGGTATACCACTGATTGTACACAAATTTCCATATCCATTCCTACTACCGTTCCAATTATAAGTTATACTACCAACAGTTTGAGTTATAGGAGTTACTTGTATAGTAGAAGTACGATAATATTCATCTACTAAATAAGAAGACGAAACATTCTACATACCATTTAAAGATGTACTAGAATAAGCAGTAGATGGATCACCTACTAAGCTATTCCATGTTGTATCTATAGGTACATCGGTAGAACTAACCGATGCAAAATTTATACGATATATACCATTTATATTAGTATAATTACCAACTAAATTTGATACAACTTGATTTGTAAACCCACTAACAGTAATACCATATTTTGATACTAGATTACTATTTGTTGTGTATGAAAGTAATACCTGAGTTCTTTCTGTATATTGAGCTAAAGTACCGTCCTATATACTAATAACTAAAATATTCTAATTATTCGTATCTAATGAACAAGACTTCATAGATCTAAAACTACCATCTTCTGTTAATGATAGATTATTTAAAACTTGCTATTGATTTGATAATGTTAAATCTATATCAAATTCAACAATAATCTATGTACCTATCTTATTCGTATAAGCCTTTTTAACTGATGGCGATGTTTCTGTAGTTAATAACGTTCTATTAGTTACTATATTAGAATAATTACTAACACCATTTTCTGTCTATACTTTTATTTTATAACTATAATATGTACCAGATGTTAAATTAGAATCCTAATACGTTTTTATAGTTCTATCTTTTATACTTGCTATTTGAGTATAACTACCAGTACCTATAGCTCTGTATATTAAGTAAGATATAAAATCTGTTTGATCAGTGTAATCACCAGACCATGATAATGTAATACCAGTCAAACCTATATTAGACATCTGTAAATTAGTAGGAGCTGTAACAACAGCTAATGTTTTAGCAGATACATAATCACTTATTTGTCCTTGATCTGAGTTTCTTAAAGGTATTACTTTAAAATAATAAGTCGTATTTGGACTTAAACCAGATATAGTATCTGTGTTTTCAGCACTTACTGTAACAGTATCTACTACAGAATATCCAGTTTCTGGGCTTATAGATTGTAATACTTCATATGCTGTATCTTCAACGTTATTATTGTTCCAGAATAGATCTACAGTATCACTACTAATAACATTAGATATTAAATTAGTAACCTTACTATTGAAATCAGTAGTAGGAACAGCATCGAACAAATAATATTCAGGAAACTCTGTAGCATCAGTTATAAAGAATCCACCAGTAGCATCTATAGTAGTTGAATCACCTGTTGTACCATGTTTACCTTCATCACTATATTCTATATAATCACATATTGCTTCTACTTGATTCCACGCTAATGCTGCTGCTTCATGATATACCCATGTTGTATTGCCATCATTGTCTAATTTAGTTTCATAAAAAGCGTTAGCACCGTATGTAGCATTACCACCTATTTTATTTATATTTTGTGCTGCAACTGGACCAACTAATGGAAAATATGGATTTTGTTCTTTTGTTGGTAATGTAACTGTTTCTACACCACTAACTATAGTATGAGTAGCTCTAACCATACCAGTACGATTAACATCGCCAGATGCATACAATACACTTTGAGGTACTGTTGTAGGATCTATTAAGTCTGGTACATATGTAGTAACATGTGTAACGGATGTAACGTTGGATGGAACTGGAACAGATATGTTATGCACTTCTAAGTTATAAGCAGTATTATAATATATTACATAAGCTCCTTTGGTATCATCATCTTTCTTCTTGAAACAAGCGATTATTATCTTTGAATCACTACTTATACTCTTATATCCAACAAAGTAATAATTTTTTAAAGTATTTCTAAATGTGGCTAAATACCAATAAGATCTTGTTATAGGAAATGCACCATTATCTAAGAAATTACCAAATATGCCCATTCCTGAAAATTGACTTCTGGTATAATTAATTACATATGGTGCAACTGCTGCTACTTTAGCACCAGGAGTTGTACTAGTAGTATCATTCCAATGATACATTTCATACCCAATTCCGCCACCGTATTGTCCTGTATCAAATGCATTTTCCTCCATTTCAGTAGAATAATAGTTGATAAGAGTTATACCAGCACTCATCATTCTTATACAAGCTCTAATAGTCCAAGCACCTTTTACATCAGATCTAAATCTATCAGGAATAGTCCATCCACTAATAGTAATACCTGGTTGAGAATAACACTAGAATTCACCACCAGCAATACCACCTTCTCCATATCCAAATTCGTTTATCCATATTTCTGTAGATGGATAGTATCTGTCCCTAAAATCAATATAATTGTTTAAAAACTATCCATTAAGAGTCTACATCCAATCTTCAAATGTAGCAGCTCCAGTCGATGTAGGATTTGTACAATAAATATGATCTGCAGTAGCATCATAAGGAATACTCTTATCACTTCTAGTTTTTATAGTCTAAAAATAATGTTCAAACGGTTCCTGTGTTTCAATTCCAGCATTACCAGGATTTATAAATAGTAAATCTGGATCTGCGTTTTTAGTGCCATAAACCTATTGACCAGACACATCAATCATGGTATTACAAATACCATCATAGCAAGCACTATCTAAAGCGAATCTTTCTATATTGTTAGCGTATCCTGAAAATTCACTCCATGTTTGATTTATTTCGTTTCCTGGCTCTAGTCCACTAATTAAATCTAATCCAGAATCTGTTGCATTTTCATCTACTGTACTACTAGAATTTCTAGAATCTGATATTTTACTAGCATCTATCTTTTTACTACCAAATTTAGCAGCTAAATTATAACACAATTTGGCTTGTGTCATATAATGTGAAGCATTCTGAGTAGCATTATAATATGGTATAAATCCATCTAATTCTAGTTTTGGTACTGGTTTCCATACTCCAGGTAACCAGTAATCATCTATCGGTCTACCATTTATACTACTACTGTATCTAGTATATGCAGAATATCCAGTAGCTGTCAAATATGGTTTCATACCATATTTAGCATATGTGTCCCGTAACTAACCAACTAAACCCTATCCAGTACCATTATTACCAGTTATCCATCCAATGTCATTAAATCTAAACTTAACATCAGTTATATCTTTGAATGATGGAGTTATAATGTTCCCATTATCATCATAAGCATCAAATTGTCCATAATGAATATATAATCTTATTTTAGGACCAGAAATCATTGAATGTATTCTACCTTGTTGATATGCATGACCGTCTACACAAAAGAAATCATCAACAGTTCTCATCTAGAAAGCGTGTCTCTTAGGAGGAAGTATTTCTACTTTTAATTGATTATCGCTATTACCGTATAACAATATATTTGCTATAGGACAAATATCTCCATTATAATCGCTAGATGATGGAAATGTATATTCACCACTACCATTGCTATATATTGTATCCCACGCTATTTTAAATAGTCTTACCTTTTTCTTCTAGAAATCAACTATTATCCAATTAGAAAAATATGCAGTATACATACCAACATAATCCCAATCTCCACCAATAGTATCTGTACAGTATACTCTAAATGTTCCTTTATTTCCACTAGTAATATATGCTTTATCTAATGTATATATTGTCTTTAAATCGAATATCAAATATGGCATTATCTAAGCACGAGAATATTCATTATAACCGAAACTAGTACTATAAATGCCATTCTATGATGTATCAGGATATCCATTAGAAATATACTTTGTTTTATCCTATTCGTCTACTATTAATTTACGGGCATCGACTGTATTACCATCTTCATCTGTACCAGTTACAGTAGTTAAAGCGTATATATTATCTGTAGTTAAGGGTATCTAATAATAAGTAGAAGTATCAGTTGATCCTTTAGTGACAAAGTAAGCATAATTTGATGCACTTGATGTATAAGTTACACCATTTGTAACTTTATTAGACTTTATATAAACATAATATTCCTAATTAGCTTTTAGATTTGTTAATACAGCAGTTTGTTTTGAACCAACAGCAGCAGGGGTTATAATCAGGTTTGTGTTTGTAGCAGAACTCCAAGTAGATACCGTATCTGGATTTTCTAATGGACTAGCACTATATCGTATATCATATGATGTTACTGGAACTCCGTCTACACCAGATGAAGGGGAAGTCCATTGTAACATACACATCTATAAATTAGAGTACACAACCTATAAATCAGTTATAGTAGATGGAAGTTGTTTATTATCATTTGCTATTATAGTAGTACAATAAGCATACAACACTCCTTCATTAACATAATAAGTTATTAAAGCTTGAGTATTTGTAGCAATTGGTAAATCTATAGTTCCTTGTATATTTTCAGCTACTAAAGTTCTAAATCCAGATTGATTAACTATTATCTTTCCACAATCTCCTTCTGCATAATTTATTATATTTAAATTGTAGTTTGAATATAAAGTGCCTAATGTTATTTCTGAATATGGAGTTTGAGAAAAATCTATAGTAAACGTATTCCTAATAGCATTTACTGCAACGAAATCATTATTAGTTATATCTTCATATGTCTAGTTTATAGAAGATATAACATTATTAAACTCACCGGCTGTTAATGTGTCACCGGTATTTTTATTCATGTTTATTATTTTGCCCATATTAACTAAGTGTTAATGTAAATGTATAAGGAAATGCCTAATTTTCACCATCAAATGTAATATTCATATTTCCAGCATCACTACTCTATCTTGTACTCTTAACTAATGTAAATACGTTTTCAGCATCTACTGTATAATTATTTAATATAGCAGAATTAGTAGATGACTGTTTTTTATAAGTAACAAGTAAATTATAATTACCTAAATATACCTATTCGATAGCAGGAAAATAAATGTATACAACAGCACCACTTATAACACATGGAGCATTATACTAAAACCATTCATAATTGTACTAATTACTATCAATAGATATATTAGTAGCAGTAGTAGTTGGTAAATTATCATCACCGTTGTTTAATATTATAGTTGCTTCGAAATCTTGTACTTTAGTTAGATCTACTGCAGAACCACTTTCAACAAGTGAACATATCATTTTAATATCGTTACCTATACGTATTTTCATGTTTATTATAATAAAAAAGGTGAGCAGGAGTTGTTGTTAACTCAATACTCACCTTTTGTTTATTGTTTAGATTTTAATTAAGCGCAGAATGCTGCGATTTGTTGTCCAATCATTGAACTAGCTAATGGAGTAGTATTGTCTACATATACTTCAATAGTTTGTTTTGTCTTTCTGAAATCATCTTCTGCTGTAGCATGAACAGGTTCAAACTCGATTATTGCGCCATCATAATTTTTAGTTAAATCGACGTTTAATTCAGGTTTGATAATTGGCCACCATGTGCGGAATGTAATTCCACGATAACCAAGAGCTGCTTGCTCACGATCTCTAACTACCTTATTGTAACCTTTACCATTCGTACCAGGAACTTTAGCTATAGCAAGATTTGGAATAGCATATTTATTCTTAGAAGCAAAACCAGCTGCATCAGGATTGGTATAATACATAACAGCTGTAAGATTTACTCTGGTATAGATATTTATTGATTCTTTACCATTGTTATCATCTTTTGGAAGAGCTGTAAGTGTCAATACTGAATTAGCAACAGATGCGGTACAACGTCTACGAGGATCATTGTTAATCTGTTTAGCAAAATCATTAAACAAGTCTGTCATACTAGCTGTAGCAGCGAATGTTTCATAAGTATGAGTAAACTATCCAGGATGTTCGTATAGATCACGATAGATCAAACGTAATACATAACGATAGTTCACAACAGCTACAGAAGTATTACCACTAATAGTAACTACATCTTCTACAGGTGCAGAATAAGTGAAAGCTTTATAGTCTGTAATATCACTAGGTTTCAGTAACTAAGTATACTGTACCAAGTTAATATTATCAGTAGTACCATCAGCAGGATTTGTATATGTCTGTGTAGTAGAACTAACTAAACCAAGTTTCATTTCTGTAGCTGCAGTAGCTGCTGCTACTGTTGTTAACAATGTTCCATTCTAATCGGTCATTATAATTGCACCAGGAGTAGAAAGAGCTGTACTAGTTAAAGTTGATGTTCCTTGAACTCCACCAACTAGAACTGAATTTACATGTTGTAACATAATTTATTTATTTATTTTTAAGTCTAACTACTTTACTCTTTAGTATTTCTATGCTAGACTGATTTAACATGGTTTACTCCATTGTGTTAATCTCGTTTTCGATTGTTTGATATCTAGAATTCTTTTGATTCTCGATATACATTCCAACCGCTAACTTGACTATTTCTTTTAATACATTGTCTGGAAAATCAGTATACTATGTAAAAGGACTATCTAATGTTATTACAGTAGGTTTCCTTATATAGGTTACTGAAAAATCATATATTGAATATGTGCCATCAGTAAGTAATAAACAACCAGTAGCTGTCCTTACTCTTAATGGTCTAGCTGAACCGTTTCTCATATGAAAATCGGTTAAACTGTTAGTTACTCGATTCATATAATTATCTAATGTACATTGAAATGTATCTGTTGGAATTATATTAGTTGGAGCACTATTCTGATATATATCAACACTTTCGTTAAGCATGAATATCATATCAGTAGGATAAGTAATTACATATTCTGTGTAACTACTTTTTGTTATTTTATTACTAACATCTAACTATGTTGTAGTCAATAAGCATATTAAATCTCTAGCACGTTTCTCATTCTATTCAAATGATGTTTGACTACTATTATCGCCATCAAACCTAGTTTTTACAAACTTATCAACTGCTTGATTTAACCAATATAATATATCCTAAGTAGTTAATTTATCAGTAGTTACATTATCTATGTTAGCTGCTTCTAGTTCAAAAGCGTACTATAAATCTATATTTGTCATATCTTATTAACTATTCTATTGTTGATTATTCTACTGTTGATCCTAATCTTGTCTTACTTGTAATCTATACGCACCTTCACGAATAAACATATCTACAGCTCCTTCAACGATCTCTTGATGTACATTGTCTGATAATTCACATTGATCAACAATGTTTGGATCATTGTTTGGATTGATTACATTGAATTTACGTGGCTTACGTATATATGTTAATGTACAACTATGTACTGTAGTATAACTATCAGTATATACTGTAATATAATTATTCTTAGCTGCATCAGCATCTAACACAACACATGGTTGTCTTAATATAGGTTTGTTAAAATAGCTAACCAATATCTTCTCAACTTCATCTTGAGTTATTAACTTATTAGACACACCAACTAATTTATTAGTAGATGTACTTGTTACAGTTACTATGTTAAAGTTATTATCATAATAAGTATAAGAACCGTTAGATAACATCTTATATATCTAATTACTTAATGGCTTATTGGTACTAGTTATAGTTGTAGAATCTTTTGTTGTATCTACATCAACATATGCTGTATATTGTTTATAGTTACAATTTGCTTCCCACTTATAGTATGCATTACCGTGATAGTAAAACACAATCTATTGTGTACCAGATACATATATCGGTCCTTCTGTATTACCAGAATAAGTAGAAGGAATAATGTAACCAGGTAATACTTGATTAAAATCTACATAAGAAGCTCCACTTGGCAAAGCGTTAATAGATACTACTTCTAGTGCATTATTAGTATCAATGTTTGTAGTTGTTGTAGTTCCTGTAAAGTTTAAGTAAGTACCACTAACCTAACTTTCAGACCTTAGATATAAGTAGAATTTATTAGCAGCACTACCAGGTAACTAAAATCTAGTAGCGTAGGAATAATCTGGTAATGAATAACCATTGTTTAATGTTGTAGTTACAATAAGCGATTTATATGCATCTATTATCTTGTGTAAACTTTCAACACTACCTTTTAACTAATCTAAACCAACATAGTTCTATTTTATAAATCGCTCTTGATAAGCGTTTAAAAAGTAGAATATTGTATCTGAATCTATTTTGTTATCTATTATGAATTCTGGATTAGCTAATTGTACTAATCTCTCAAATTCGATTTGCATTTCTCTTGCGTCCATTATTCTTGAGTATTTAATAGTTGACCTTTAGTCTACATACGTTGTGATTCTATATTCTCTAACGCCATTACAACTGCTAAATTAATCAATTCATAGGCAACACTATCGTTGAACTAGAATACATCGGTTAAGCTAGAAGCATTAATAACATTAGGATTAGTAACATATGTTAGATAAAGATTTAATAAATTTGTATTTTTAATTATGTTTGTATCATACAAAACAAATAACTAGCCATTCTCAATATAACTGATTGGACGTTTAATCCACGGATTGTTATACGTTGTCTATTCAAAAGCCTTGGCTTTCTCATGAGTAGTTAACATAATTGGATAAAATACAGAATTGTAATTAACTATACCAGTAATGAATAACATGAAATTTGTAGGTAGAGTTAAACAAAAAGCATTAGATATGTAACTAACAACACTTACAGAACTAACATTAGTAGTAATAACTAACTTTTGTAAATCTGCTATGCGCTTAATATCTCCTTCAAAAGCTACCTTACGACTATTGTCACCAGTAAATTTAGTGTTTACTAATGATAGTAACGCTTGGTTTAAGAATATACATATTTCTGTATTAGTAAAACCAGGATAAGATGTTACATTCTACTTATCTAAAGATACGTTAAACAGATCACATAAGTCCTATGTTGTCATTGTTATTGTTTTAATTTTTAATAGTTAACTATCATTTGACCTCAGTCTCTTTCATGATAGCCATTTTTAGATCCTGATTTTTAGGATCATCTAAATACGATACAGCGTCTATTACAGACTTACCAATAACATCAGTACCATAGTAATATACATTTCTACTTTTACGTAGTACATTCTTACTAACCGCTTGTGCTATCAAAAACTCTGTGTTCTTGTTCTTGTTGTTAACCCATTTATCAAAGAATGATTGTGGATCATGCTCAATAAGTGAAAATAACTTAGATTCTACTAAATCCTCTGATAATGTATCAGATTTATAGCCATATAATCTAAGGCACTTACGCATATCAACCGTTGACAATTTATCAAATTCCCGAACTGCTTCGCGCTTAACGCGATTAATTCTATTTGATTGCTCTGCTTCTGCCTCTTTATTAATGAGTACATAATCAGTACCAGGTTTTATATCAGATATAGATACAGCTACACGTTTATGTCCTTTTAAGAACAAATACTGTAGATCATCCCAACCGTTACCTTCATCAACGTGAAGTACAACTGGTTTAGTACCTAATTTAACACAGAATGTATCCCAGTAAGGACTTGACTTACTAAGTTTACCTTCTTCAAAACCCAACTTCTTTTCTAGACGACGCTCGTCTTCACTGGTTAAACCAGTATATATGTTTCCAGATCTTGTCCAATACGGAGAAATATAATCGAAACAATTCTAATATTTTAATATCTTTGACCAAGGGTCAATACCTTTTTTCTTTAAAGTTACTTCCATATCTTTCGATAGATTAATTATCTATCAGACTGCGCGGATTTTACACCGCGCACTGTGTAGATTATGTTATTATTTATTAAGCTGCTTCATCATCTGTTGCTTCAACAGCATCGCAAATCAATTCACCACAAGCTCTAGGATCTCTAACCATGATACCAACTTCACCTAAGAAGTGTACTTGGTAACCATCGCGAGAGTTAGAACGCATAGTTGTTATTGATTTAGAATATCCAGAACCTGGAGCTACAGAACCACCTGTATACCATTGAACAAATTCACGTCCTTTACGTACAACCTTTACAATATTAGGTTCACCGTCTCTAGAACCGAAGTCCAAGAATGTGAAACGATAAGATTCCAATGGTTTACCAGTAATCGGATGTAACTGACGATTGTAAACGATATTATCATAAAGAGGACAATGTTTCAACGTAATAGTTATACCATTAGTCATCTTATAAGTAGTAAATTGACCACCCAAAGTAAGTTCCTGACCTGAACCAGTAACAAATTTAGTATCAACCAAAGTAAAGTTAGCTACCTTCTCTTTCAATACACGATCAAATTCACGCATACCCATTTCACCGGTAAGTGCAACGAAGTTACGTTCAGCTGCTCCAAGAATGTTATAAGACAAGTCAAATAAGAAATCCTCAAGTAATTCAGCTGTAAGTTTGGTATAATAGCGACGGTTAGCAGGACAAATCTATTGCAATAGACCAGCACCAATATAAACTGGACGACCGTTAGAACCCATCAAAGATGTAGTACCATCAGCGTTAGCATTATATTTAGAATAGATCAATTGACGTTCCATACGTTTATTCCACTCACGCATAGCTTTCCACTCTTGATAATCACTCCATAAATAAGAAGATTTACCAGTAGCAGGATCTTGCAAAGCAATAGCTAATACCGTAGAATAAGCTGCACCAGTAATGTCATAAGACATACGGACAGTAGTCAAATGGTTACGCAATTTAACCTGTGTGTTATAGTTTATGATATCTGCCTCATCAGAATACTCTTCGTAAGCTGAACCTAAACGAGATACCTGTCTACCACCAAGTAAATATTCACCAGGGATAAAAGAACTAGCTTGACCATCAGCCAATACAACTGTATATACCCAATCAGCACCATCTTGATAAGGAGTTCCTTGAACACGTGCCTAGAACTCTTTATTATCGAATTCAATTATTGCACCTGTACCGAACCATTTATCTTCAAGAGCTAACAAGATAGGTGTATTACCTAATCCAGGAGTTACTGTGCCAGCATTAGAAGTAGTGATATCTACACCATTCCATTTTGCCCAACGTATATTTACTGCACGATCTGTATCAATAAGTACGTTCCATTCATATTGACGTTGATCAATGATCATTGTTTTACCAAGACCGCCTGTCAAGAAATCAATTGTAGATCCGTAATCCTGATCCTTTGTACCGAAAATATAAGATATTACACTAGATACTTCGTGAGGACGAGTTAACAATGCATTAGACAGCATGTTCTCATCTACTAGATCTGAAAACCATTTACCTCTATATAACTGTAAATTGTTTAGAAAATTATTTTCCATTATAAATTAAATTATTTGCTACGACCAAATAGCGCTGACGCTGCCTCTAATATTGGCGTAGGTTGTTTGTCGGAAACTGCATCTTGAGATTTGTTTCCTTTTGATGTTTTAAATGATTGCCTGAGTTTTTTAACGGCCGACGTTTCACCACTTCTTGAAGCGGATTTTAATAACGAGTCGCCCTTCATCATAAAATATGCAGATTCAATTAAGTTCTTTTTGATATCTTTCGACCAGTCTTTCGCATATTGTGTTGTGCCAGTAGAATCAGCCTTAAACAAATATTCTTTAAGTTTAGGTCTATCTTCTTTTGGTATCTTAACATTTCTAACAGTAGTCAAGTGATCGATATCATTAGTAATACCTTGATAAAATTCTTGTTGTTGCTTTACTTGTTGATTTTTAGCTTCTTCCTGAGCTTTTAGAGTAGTTTCTTTCTCGTGTTTTGTAATGTCTTTTAATCTATCTAAACTATCGTTAGCTTCGTCTTCAAGTAATCCAGCTTCTTCAAATCTTTCAAGTTTCTTACTTATCTGTGAATCTGAATAACCAGTCTTCTTTAAATAATCGCGAACAACGGACTTTTGGTTCTCCTCATCTTCTAGATTTATATTATTATAATCAACCTCTTGTTGAGCTTTATTATAATAATCTTCAAACTTACCGCCAGCTTTTATATAATCGTCTAAGTTTTTAACCTCTTCTGAACTATATTGTGGTGTTGAGTTCTCATCTATAAGATCGTGTACCCATTTTGTTAATCCATCAATCGTGTCTGGTTTATTATCCTCATCTACATCTACTCCTAATGCCTCAGCAAATACGTCAAAAAAACTTGAGACTTCTTCCTACTCAGCAGGATCGATTTCATCATCTGAGTCATCCTCAGATTCATCGTCGTCTTCAACTTCTTCATCTTCTTCATCATCTTTAGTAGATGTACTTTTCTTTTTCTTATCTTCCGGTTCAACGTCATCATCGTCATCTTCAACGTCTTCATCGGGCTTTCCATCCAATTTACCCTTAACATCATCTGGAATTTCTTCCTCGTCATGATCTTTAGGTTTTGGATTTAAATCTGCTACACTATCATCATCTTGTTCGTCAACCTTAGTAACACCTTCATCAGGATTGTTATGAGGGCCAAACATTGAATTTTGTGCTTGATCAAGTAATGACAGCGGACTTTCAATATTTTGTGTCTCTTTCATTTTTAAATAATTTTATCAGTAGATAATTCCATACTGTTTACTAGCTTGTTACTAACCCTTATGGCTAAAGCCTGCAGCGTTTTTAGCGAAGTTGGCTCTTTTTCTAAGAGTAGAACTATATTTACCTTTAGGTGCAGCTAGTACTTTGCTAGCGAATGCTTGCACACCCATACCAGCTTTATTAGCGCTGGATGTAAATTTGCCCTTGTTCTTTTTCTTAATATGTATACCTGATTTATTCATAATACTTATTTTTTACTATTACTTGGTTGTTTAACTTCACCAGGAACGGGATTAGCTGCAGCAACTTTAGCTTGCAGTTGTTCACGTTCCATAGCGGCGTTATCCTTTTGTTGTTGTAATGCAGCAGCTGCAGTTATCTTTTGTTTTTCAACATCAATCTTACGATTCTCTA